TTGTTATATTTATTTCTTATTAAGCTTAACCTATATTTAAGATTAGTCTCTCTATGCCTTTTTTCAATCTCATTAGTTTCTTGCAAGCCTTTAGAGCCGCGATGAATGTATTTATAACCTACATACTGTGTGGTAAAACCATCTAAAATATCTATTTCATGATCTTTGCTTAGTTGATTTACTAGGTGAGATCCGATAAAACCCATTCCGCCTGTTACTAAAATCTTCATATCTAATTTTTTCTCATTATAAGTTTATCATCAAGTTTAATTAGTCACATAATAGCATTTATGACTTTTTACTTTACAAGCTAGAGTATTGTTTTACCCAAGTTACAGCTTTTTCGTGTGATAGTTTAGCATGTTTATGAGTTTTGTGATGACCGTCATAAAACATCATGAGGCAGGGTAGTCGAGAGTGTTGACAGTATAGTGTTAGTCTAGCGTCATCATGATTAGCTAACTCAGTTTCGATAGTAGGGAAGGTTGTTTTAAGCACAGCAAGTTGTTCTGTCATATAACTTACTTGAGCATCTTGCGTTTCATTAACAAAAGCTACGATCTTAAACATTTAGGTGTTCTCTCAATTCTGTTATATTTTCAGTTAACTGTTGCACTTGATTTCGCAGTTCAGTTAGTTCTTGGTGCAAGTAACGAATATCACCGCCAAGATCATTAGCGAGTTCGTGAATTGTTTGTTGAAGCTCTTTAGCTTCCATTCGCACATATTTTTCTGTTGCATACATAGTTAAATTTTATATAATATAACTTTAGTAGTCAAGAGGAATTTGAAAGTGACCATGAAAGCTACCACTTTTGTAAACAATTTGCCAGAAAACTATGTTCCCATTATTTACTCTCACGGGTATCGTGGTAACGCAGTGAATCGTATTTTATCATCTCATCGAGAGTGTTGGTTTCAACAACCAGGCGATCCTATCAGTTGGGATAGTTATTGGGTTAAAGAACCTTGGCAAACTGATAAAACCGCACAAATGACAGCGCATGGTCATTTAGGCATTGAGTATAATCAAGGTGAGTTAGACAAGTGGGGACAAGGCACTCAAGCTATTCTACGCTGTCTTCGAGCAAAAAGGCAAGAGCTCATATTTTTTCAACTGCATCCAGACAAGTTGATCAATTTATCTACTATCAAAAGACTTAGTGTGTGGTTGTGGTCGTCAGACTGTGATGCAATTCAGCAACGATTCAATCACATTTTTAATCACCCTGAGATTCAATTTCAAGTGTGTTCAAACGCAATCTCACTCCCGCACGTAATCAACATTAATATTGCCAAGTTGTTTTCAAACTCTTATAATGAGTATATTGATGAATATGAACAGCTTTGTCACTCACTGAGTCTCACTCCAGAGCCTGACAGAGTTCGCGCTTTTATTCTTCGATACAATGAAAGAGAACTCTCAGCAGTCAACTTAACCCAAACATAAGGATAGATAAAACTATGCACCCTAGACCTAGATTGCAAGAGGCATTAGCTGTGTTGCAACAACACGCACCTGACGTAATAGAAGAATACCACGACATGTGTGAATCTCATGGCGAGTTTTTTGCCGCTCGATTTGTTATTGACGTGGTTGACCACTTTAATCACTTAATGGATAAAGCAGTAAATGGCTGATTTAGCTACTTACTGTTTACTTCGTACAATTCAATGGGGGCTTGTTGCTCTTGCCCTACTAGCACTTGGAGAATTTATTATCTATGGCTAAAAAGAAACCTACCACTTTTTCTGTTGGATACTCTGATTGGAGCGTTCTACGTTTGATGCGAGAAGCTCAAAATGTAGCACGTTGGAATCCTTGGAAAGCTCATGAATGGATGGATGAAGCGCGCAATCAAATGACGCTTGATTCTCTTTGGTATGATGAGTATGATCGTACTGTTGACGCAATCAACTCACTGTGGCGTGAATATCAGCGTCATCGTTGGTTTTCGCCTCGTCAGTTTTGGTCACGAAATGGAATTGCTCACCCCCCAAAATGGCTTGAACCGTTAGCGTCATCGGATTCGGACATCTCACTTGATACAATTTTTAGTACCACTTTGAAAATTTAACTTGCCCATTCGTCGGCACCATGCTATTTATATAGGAGATATAAATGTTTTTTAAGCTTACAGCACGCAATGCTTATCGTGATCTTGTAAGGAACGCACGTCGCATTACTATTGCTGATATTAGTGACAATGAGAAAAGCGAAGCTTTTCAAGAGCTGTGGCAACTACTTCATCAGAAGTTAGGAGAAACTGAACGTTCACTCAATGCTCAGCCAGCTTATGCTAAACGTTGCGAACACTGGAACGAGCTTGAAGTAGTGCGTTCGATTAAACCAGTTAAAAACCAGCGTAATCCTTGGTTACGCTTCAAACGTGAGTTTGAACAGGCATTGAGCACCTCTCCAATAGAACACGCGAAGCGTGTGTCTTGTGCTCTAGCTTGGTTCTACCACACTCCGCATCGAGACGATTGGATTGTCTAAACTATTTATTCATAATCCGCACTGCGCTGGCACAGCTTTTCATCATCACCTCAGTGAGACGGGCGAGCTGTGCTCGCTTAGCTGGCCACGCGGGTTAGCACACTCTTGTGCTCGTGAATGGCAACTACTGTATCCCACGGAGTGGGACAACTTGGAGACTGTTGCTATTGTGAGAAATCCTTATGATAGACTAGTTTCAATGTTTATTCATGAGTTAGAAACTAATTTTACACTACACACTCAATTTGACTCTTGGTTATTTTGTGGAAACTATAAGTCTAAATGGCCTTTTGATGTTAGAAAAACTTCACAAACTAATTTTCTTACTGACTTTGATAACCACTTGCCTAACTCAATTCTTAAATTTGAACAAGATTTACACTTTGAAGCCTATTATTGGAGAGAAGAGATGAAGTCTGGGTTAAGCCCAAAACGTCCTCACTACTCTAAGTTTTATACTAATGAGTCAATTGAATGGGTTTCAGCCTTTTTCAAAGATGACTTGAAAAATTGGGGTTATGTTTATGAATCAAAATGATATTACAGATCTTGTCTGGAAAATTGTAGGAGGAATGCCTGTAGAGGTGTTTGATGACGATTCTGGAGAAGTATGGGAAAACGTTATGTATGAACTAGTTCGCCCACGTCTTGAAGGGGACTATGCGGGCTCAAGAGCTATAGGTTCTGCTAATCTAGTTACAGCCCTTAATATGGTGCATCAAAAACTGCTTATTAATAATACCTCTCATTCATCAGAAATGAGCATGAAAATGTTTAATGATGCTATGTCAAACTTACAAGAGCGCAAGCTCATTCGCCGCAAACCAGAAAAAGTACGCGAAACTTTTTCGGTTATCACTTCCAACACAGCAACTTAGAGGAAACTATGGAACAAGTACTTAAAGAAGAAGTAAAAAAAGAAATTAATCGCATTGTAGATTTAATGGTTCAAGCAGATTCAATTCGTGAATCAATTGCTGAACTGAAAAAAGACATTAAAAACGAATATGCTATTCCAGTGGCAACAATCACAAAGGTAGCTACAATTATCCGCAAACAAAACCTTGATGAAGAAGAAGCCAAATGGGATGAAATCAAGGAGTGGGTCGATATCTGTTCATGAATTTATTCTTCCTGAGTGGGAAGATTGTATTTTTATAGAACACAATGCGTTAATTGCTAAAAACGCTCAACGACTAATTGAGATGTTTGAAGCAAGTGCTTATCATGACGAAGGACACCAAGGAAGACGAATTTCACGTCAAATACCCAAACAAACTGCTTATTGTTTAGAGCCTGGAGACCAGTACGATTGGCACTCTGATACTTTGATGATGACTCTTGATGGAGATATTGTCAATGCCAGAGGAGATCGTTACTGGACTCAGCTTACCTACGTTTCAGAAGCAAATGCTCTTGAAATTGGTAACTGGAATAGCAAAGGTAAACTGCTTGAGTATGATATGGGAACAATGAATATTCCTGAACCTTCTGAAGTAATTGCCAGAATTGCTGCTAAACCTGGAAGAGTTGTAACTTTTCCTTCTCCTTTTTTACACAGAGTTCAACCACCCATCGAAAAACGAAGATGGGCTATAGTTAATTTTGATGCTCCCCGTGGTTTTAAACCTGTTAACTATATTGAATTAATGAAGAGATATATGAATGAAGATTTTAGGCGTAAGTTGTTATCATCACGATAGTGCTGCTGCTACTTTAAAAGACGGATTTATCACAGCTGCTTCTCACGAAGAGAGATTTTCAAGAGAAAAGTTCGATAAATCTTTTCCTCAACACACTATTAATTGGATGAGAAACTCTCACGATGATTGGGAATTCGCTGCTTTTTATGAAGAATCTACCTATTCTGAATTTAAGTCAGAGATTAAAAAGTTTACTAGAGCACGACCAGTACTAGTTGATCATCACGAATCACATGCTATGAGTTCAATTTTGATGACAGATTGGACTGAGTGTGCCGTAATGGTAGTTGATACTGTTGGAAATAAGTATTCAACCTCGTTAGGAGTATACAGAAATGGCAAAATTGAGTGGCTCAAAAGGTTTCGTTATCCAAACTCTCTTGGTTTATTTTACTCTAGTGCTACTCGTCTCTTGGGATTTACTCCTTTAAGTGACGAATGCAAAGTAATGAGTGCTGCTGCCTATGGAACGCCTAAGTGGACTCCTTTTATTAAAGAAAAAATTCTCAACTGGAATTATGATGGTGACTATACGCTTCTTCAAAATCTTGAAAGAGGTGTAGGCACTGGAGCACTTGATTGGGATATAGCAGCTTCTGTACAAAATGTACTTGAAATTATACTGTTAGAACTCAGTAATTGGTTGTACAGAGAAACAGGAATGTCAAAACTAGCTTATGCTGGGGGTGTTGCTTTAAACTGTGTAGCTAATACATATATTAAGAGATATGGTTATTGGGATAAAATTGCTATTCAACCAGCTGCTGGTGATGCGGGTTGTGCTTTAGGAGCCGCTGCTTTAATTGAAAGACCTATGTGGGAAAATGCTTACTTAGGATTGTCAGACA